AATTTAGCACAGAAGACACAAGGAACTTTAATTATAAAAGAATATCCTACTGCTTCTGCTCATAGTGGTCATTTTAAATCTTTATTGAATGAATTATCTTTGAAGAAATCATTTAAACCAGATATTATTTTTATTGATTATTTAAATATATGTGCATCGTCTCGATACAGAGCAGGGAGTAATGTCAATTCGTATTCCTATATTAAAGCAATTGCGGAAGAACTTAGGGGGTTGGCCGTGGAAGCGAATCTTCCTATCGTCAGTGCTACTCAAACTACTCGTAGCGGCTTTGCTAGTTCTGACGTTGACCTTACAGATACCAGTGAGTCTTTTGGGCTTCCAGCTACCGCTGACCTTATGTTTGCTCTTATTTCTACTGAGGAATTGGAGGGGATGAATCAGATTATGGTGAAGCAATTGAAGAATAGATATAATGATCCTACTATCTTTAAGAGATTTGTGGTAGGTATTGATCGTGCCAAGATGAGATTATATGATTGTGAGCAAAGTGCTCAAGATGATATTCTTGACAGTGGGCAAGAAGAGGAGTATAATAAGGAAGAATCAAAACCTAAAAAAACGTTCGATGGATTCAAGTTCTAGGTATGTACATGATAAGACTTTTTATCGTGTCTTTGATGAAAAGGGACAACAGTATGCTGATTGTGGATTGGAAAAACATGCACAAGATTTAATAGAGTTGAATAAGGATGTGCAACAATTAACTTATAAAAAAATTGATCCTCCTCAATCTCATTCTACCGAAAGTCAAGCCCAACTTTTCCAACATATAATTTTTTAATACAAATTATGACTTTAAGAACATATACAATTGAGAAGAAAAACCCCAAACATAAACAAATTTGGGAATGGCAAGAACATGAAGGAGTGATTGCTGCTGTGGAGCAACTGCAACAATCTACACAAGCACTAAAGAATGTTGGTACTCCTAAGAGATTATTCATTCCTAATACAAATTATGCACCTTTGAAAAAGAAAAATGACTAAAAGTGTTGACTTGTCTAAGTACCTTAATTTCGTGGATGGTGTCACATCCGATCCCAGTAAAGATTATCAATCTTTTATTGAGAGTCTTAAATTACTTGATTCCCAAGGTTCCAATATTAATCGTCTTACCACTGCTGCTGTTGGGATTAGTGCTGAAGGCGGTGAGTTTATGGAAATCGTTAAGAAGATGGTATTCCAAGGAAAACCTTGGAATGCCGATAACCGAGAGCATCTTATTATTGAGTTGGGTGATGTTCTCTGGTATGTGGCACAAGCTTGTATGGCTCTTGAAGTATCATTTGATGATGTCGTAGCAACTAATGTTGAGAAACTGAAAAAGAGATACCCTGGCGGTGAATTTGATGTATATCATTCAGAAAACCGATCCATAGACGACAGATGACTTTTTTAATAGCAATAATGTCATTCGCAAATTTTTTGTTCTATCCATTAGTGATAGGAACACTTGTTGCGGTGGTAATAGAACAGATATTTAGAGCAAGAGGAAGTGAAGACAATCCAAAGGATGTTAGAAACGTAATGCTTTCTATGGGGGTAAGAAAATACCTCTATAGACAAGCATGGATTTTTAATATTATTTGGTTTATTGCTTATTTTATTCTTATGTTTACTGTAGGAAGACAGCAACCATCAGCAATGCCCGATATGATTTGGCAAGGATAATGAAACAACAACGTATAAAATTTAAAATTCGTCAAGATGGAACTGTGGAGGAGCAAGTAGATGGATGTACTGGCTCTGCTTGTGAGGTACTCACCAAGGATATTAATAATAAACTTGGAGATCTTGAATACATAGAACATACAGCAGAGTATTATCAGAAACAAGAGGAAGTAACAGATGTCACACTTCACGCTAATCAAGACCAAACTACGTGATAAAAAACATTTGGTAGAAGCACTGATTGATATTGGTGAACGTCCTAATGTACCTTCTGATTTGGGTATGGAAATAGTAGAGTTAGTTGTTATGAATCCTTCTCATGCAGAAGATCATCCTATTGTTGAAGCACAAATTTCTATTGGTCCTGATATTGGTTTTAAGTTAAATGAAGAGACTGGTAATTATGAACTATATGCTGATGAACAGACTTGGGATAAAAAAGTTCCTATAAATCGATTTGTTGATATACTTACACAAAGATATGCAGTAAGGTGTCTTATTGCTTCGACTAAAGAAGAAGGATATGAAATTGAAGAACAATATGTTACTGATGATGGTTCTGTGGAATTGGTATGCACACGATGGAATTAACTGATTTAAATGTACACAATGTACTAGATGAAATACGTCCATACATTGAGGCTGATGGAGGATATCTTGAGTTTGTTGCGATAGATTATCTGAAAGAAGGTCCAGTAGTTATGGTTCGATTATTAGGAGCATGTGCTAGTTGTGCTATGAGTGCTCAGACAATGAAGATGGGTATTGAGAAATTAATACAAGAGAGATTTCCAGAAGTAGTAGAGGTGATTCAAGTATAATAATGAATTATAAGGATGCAGGTGTTGATATTGAAGCTGGTAATGCTTTTGTAAATAGATTAAAAGAAAAAGCACCTGCTATTGGTGGATTTGGTGGGATGTTTAGAATACCATCAGGATATGAAAAACCTGTATTAGTTTCTGGTACTGATGGTGTAGGCACTAAGATCAATATAGCAAGAATTTTTAATGATTATAAAACTATTGGTATAGACCTCGTTGCCATGTGTGTTAACGATATTATCACCTGTGGTGCTAAACCATTATATTTTTTAGATTATATCTCTACCAAGAAGTTAGATGGTAGACAAGATGATATAATGGAAGGTATTATCAAAGGATGTGAGATAGCAGGTGTAGAACTTATAGGTGGAGAGACTGCTGAACATGGTCGATTTGCTCATGATATTGATCTTGCAGGATTTTGTACTGGTATTGTAGAAGAAGGTGAAATAATAGATGGGAAAATTATTAAATCAGGTGATAAGATTATTGGTATAGAAAGTAGTGGATTGCATAGTAATGGATATAGTTTGATCAATGATATGCTATGGAGGCATAAACTTTTTTATAAAGATACACCTGAGTTGATTACACCTACTTTAATCTATGTTCCTGTTGTTAAAAGATTATTAGATGAGGTACCTATTCTTGGTATGGCTCATATTACTGGTGGTGGTATTCCTGAGAATTTACCAAGATGTATTCCTGAAGGATTGACCGTACACATTGATTATAATTCTTGGCCGATTCCAGAACTTTTTACTAAGGTTATGTTGTCAGGTGAAATTCTCCAAGAAGATATGATGACTACATTTAATCTTGGTATTGGATATTGTTTAGTTGTTCCTGATGAAGTAGAATTTGAGACTAGAGAATTAATACAGGAGTGTGGTTTGAAATCATGGATTATTGGAGAAGTTCGTAATAAATAACTGAGTCTATATACAGGTAGAGATCTATGCTTCGTATGAGAGAACAATTATTAACCGCTCTTCTAGCACATGCTAATGGTGAGATTCAAAAACACAAGGCAAACGTAGAAGTTTATTTGGAACATCCTGTAGGAATTGGTGAACATGGTGATGTTACCGAAGCAATTCAAGTAGAATTAGATAAGATTGCAAGGTATCATGATCAGGTAGAGGTAATCAATAAATATTTTAAAAAGTAGTTGAAAGATGGCTATATCAAGGCGATCAGATGTAAGTGATGCACTGAATTATATAATAGAGGCAGCAGATTCTACAAGAGGTGTAGAAACTACTCCTATTAAGATGTCTGTACAAGATAGTGAGGAGGATGATGATTCAACTAAATCTGTCTTATTCAGAGCAAAGATACATGTTAATAGGAATAGAAGATCACAGGTTAAAAATGAAATAGTTGATTATTTAAATAGACTTTTAGATAAACAAACTACACTTCCTTTTAGTGAGATAATTCCTGGAACAAAATCCAAACCTGATGCGGATCAATTTGATGTTGTTATTAATTATATTGGTAATAAACCACAAGTCCTTAGAATTTTAGTTAAACCTGTTGGGGGTGGTTCAGGAGGAGGTGCTGCTAAAACTAAAATTCAAGAAGTGGGGCAAGCAGTATATCTTGCTATGAGATATATAAAGAAAAAACCACTTGTGTGTCATCCAGAAGATTCAAAGGATTGTTTATCAGATGATGATTATATAGCAGCGATGGAAAAGGTTGATGGGCCAGGAGTTACAATTAATGATATACAAGGTCTTGAACAAAAATGGCACGATGCATTTATTCTTGGAGCAAATAAAATTGCTAAAGAAGTTAAAGGAGAAGGTTGGGAATTTGTACGAGGTGATGATCAAGTTGAGGATGCAATTAGTAGAGCATTTAATAGGTGTAAGAAATCAGAAGGAGCACCTGCAAATGAAGACAAATGGAATCCTTCTGATATATGGATGGTGAAGAATAAAACTAAAATCGTACAAGAACTTAATAAAGAAAATACTATTGATTGTTTGAATAATTTTATTAATCAAGCATTCAGTGAGACAGCAATTAAAAATAAAGCTGGAAAAGATGTTGTACCAAGAAGTTTGATTGGGATATCCTTAAAAAAATTAGGTCCAACGGCTAGATGGGAGGTAATGAATGAGATTGGAAAAGATCAATTACAAAAAGCAGGGCAAGTTAATTTTGAAAAATTAAAAACTTTAAATGAATTGACTGCTTTTTCTGCTATGGATGTTTATTTTGTTTATTCACCAAATGGTAATAAAAGAGAAGGTAGTTTTCAGGCAAGAAATTTTGGTGGAGATAAAAAAGGTCAGTGGCAGTTTGAGTTAAAAGGTAAATATGCAGCACAGGGAAAAATTAAAGGTGATGTTATGAGAAAACTTTTAACTCAAGCTAAGTTTAAAGGGATTCCAGATGAACCAAAGTTTAATGATTGTAAACCTGGTGCACCAACTGCGGAGAAAATTACAAAGCAAATTTATAACTTAATGAAGGTTTTACCTAATAAACCAAATGATTGGATTGTTAATGAAACTGCTGCAATGGCAGAAATTCGTAGTAAGGATGCTTCATGGAGATTTAGTAAGTTAGCTGGATTGAGATTTTTAAATTGGTTGATGAGTTCTAATGTTAATGCTGATAGAGCACTGAAAGAAATGTATCTTTATGCATCTTCACAGACAGATAAGTCTAGTGTTTTTTATAAGGTGTATTAATGGAACTATCAGAAATAATAAAATCATTCGAATCTAGTACAAAGAATCCAGAGAGACGGTATAAAGAGTTTTGTGCTCACTGTTGGTATGTTTTTGATAAAAAGATCAAAAGTACCAAGTCAGATAAGATGATAAATAAATATAACATTATGAGAAAAAATACTCTCGAATATATTGTTGCTAACGAAAAAGCAATAATGAAAGAATTATCCAAATGAAGTCACTTTTTCAATTTTTAACTGAAACAACTGCTACTCAACAGGCTGTACGTCTGGGGTTAGAAGGTGATGGGCATGGTGGATGGTATAAGAATGGAGAGTTTGTTGCAAAGACTGAGAAGGGACGATTAAAATTTTATAATAAGAGACAGAAGATAGGTCAGCAAGATCCTGCACAGACTGATAAAGAAAAGAATTTATCACATACAACATATGATAAAGGATCTGAGGCAGAACCACAAGCAACTCAGCAAGCACCAACAACTCAGCAAGCAGAACCTGGACAGGAACCAGAAGCACAAGATCCGAATGCACCAGCACAGTTTCCAGAATTAGAACCAAATCCAAGAACAAAAGGTAGTTTAACAATTGCATTTGGTAGATTTAATCCACCACATGCAGGGCATGAAAAACTTTTAAATACCGTTGCTTCATCTTCGGAAGGTAATGAGTATATTATTGTTCCAACTAAAACTGAAGGTAAAGATACTGATCCATTAGACTTTACTACTAAAGTTGATACTATGAAAACTATGTTCCCTGATCATAGTGATAAGATAGTTGATGATCCTGGCGTTAGAACCATTTTTGATGTATTAAAGATGGCACATGCCGAGGGGTATTCAAGTATAAAACTTGTTGGTGGTGGTGATCGTGAAAAATTGTATGATAGATTATCAACTGATTATAATGGTAAGTTGTTTGATTTTGATAATGTAGAAACAATTAATGCTGGTGAAAGAGATGATAAGTCTGATGATCCTATAGAGGCTATGTCGGCATCAGTACAAAGAAAGCATGTAATGAATGGAGATTTTGAATCATTCTTTGGTAATCTTCATAGACCAATAGAAGTAGTTAATCCAGAAACTGGACAAGTAGAAGAAGATTTACAACCTATTATTGATGAGAAAAAAGCAGAAGAACTTTTCTTAAAACTTCGTAAAGCTATGAAGGTTGAAGAAGGTAGGAGTCTCTGGCAAATTGCACCTAAGTTAGATTGGAAGAATTTAAGAGAGAATTATATAAAGAAATTAATTTTTAATATCGGTCAATTAGTTGAAGATTTTAATACTGGATTGAGGGGTCGTATTATTCGGAGGGGTGCTAATCATTTGATTTGTGTTACTGAAGATAATATTATGTACAAGTCCTGGATTAAGGATGTTGCTGAAGCAAAGAAGATAAAGAATCTTACTAATAATGGTGGTGTTCCCGCAGAGAAAAGAGAAATTGGAACTGATTCTCATTTGGACTATGTACAGAAAATGGCTCCTGGAAGTTCGTGGGGAAAACAATTCATAAATAAGTATAGAAAAAAGTAAGTATTTGACGGTTTCCCAATGAGTAATAAAATAATTTCTGAGGAAAATCCTGCAGCACCACAATCTTCTAGTGCACCTCAACCTGGTGGTGGTGGAGCACAAGATAAAATTAGAAAGCAAGCACGTCAACTTGCTTATGATACTAGGTATAAAGTTAAGGGGCAGTTTAAGGATGGGCAAAAAACTGATGCTGCTAACTTAAAGAAAGCATATATGTCTCAATTGGGTAAGTCACCAGCACCTGGTCCAGTGAAGCAACTTGCAAAGAAAATGCTTGTTGGTGAAGAATATGATTTTGTAGATGTTGATACATTTGCAAGTGATAGTGTTAAGGATATTATAGGTAAAGTTTTTGTTGAAGCAAAGAATAGAACTTATAAGATTAGAGTTACTGATAAAGTCAGTAAGAAGACTTATGTAAGAATGGCTACTCGTGAGAAGATTAGTCAATTAAGATCTAATCCAAATATTTCTTCTGTTGAGATGACTGGATATGGTGATCCATATGAAGGTCAAAAGAAGGATAAGAAAGCTAAGAAGGATTATGATGGTGATGGAAAAGTAGAATCACCAACTGCTGAGTATAAAGGTTCTAAGGATAAAGCCATTAAAAAGTCAATGGCAAAGGAAGCTTATACTGTAACTGCTGCTGATAAGAAAGGAAATACTCCTGCATGGCAAGGATATAAGGCAGGTAAGAAAAATCCTAAGACTGGGGAAAATGTTTACAAGGCTGCTGATCATCTTAAGAATGAAGAATTCATAGGTGAAATTAAAGATCCAGAAAATGATAATCCAGATGCGAACGTGAAGAAGATTGATGTAATGAAAGGTAAGAATAAGGTTATTATTAACCCTAACCAATCTGAGTCTGTTGAAGCACCTACTGATACTGCTCCTGAAAAATCGAAGGAGTCTTCTGCAGAGAAAAGAGTTAGAATGGTGAAGAGGAGTATTCTTCAGAAGAAGATGCAAGCAGTAAGATCTGGTGCTGGTGCTGATATTGTTGCACATAATGAACCAGAAGGTGAAGTATTAACTGAAGAGTTTATTAATGAGCATATAGAATATGCTACTGAGTACTTCTATAAAGAAGGACTTAATGAAGATGGTCTAGAACTTGTTATCGAGGATCTTGGTATTGATGAATTTACTGAGTTTGTTCTTGAATCTGCTCAAGAATTAAATGAGGAAAGAGCAGCAACGAAAGCACCTAAGAGAGATTATGAAAAAGTGAAGGCTGCTGTTTATAAGAAGGATGCTGAAAGAAAAGCAAAAGGAACTGGTGAGTATTCTAAAACTAAGGCTGCTAAGGCAAAGTATGGTGACAAACCAGCACCAGAAGGCAAACCAGAGAAGAAGGTTGCAGTTAAAAAGAAAGTTGAGAAGTCGGTAGCAAAAGCAAAGAAAGCACAACCAGCAAAACCAACATCTAAGCAAGGTCTTGGAAGTAAGATTCGTAGTGCTGTAAGTAAGGGTGTTGAACGACATAAGGCAGCAACTAAGAAGGCTTCAGGTGAAGTCAAGAAGATTGCTAAGACAGCATCAGATACTGCTAAACAACATGCTGGACACCGTAAGAAATTTATGAGTGGTCTTAAAGCTACTAAGAAAGAAAAGAAAGTTGTTAGTGGTATAGGTAAGGCAGTTAAGAAAGCAGTTGTTGGTGAGGATGCTAAGTATGGTTACGATAGTGAAGGTAAGTCATTAAACCCTGCAGATCAAGAAAAGGAATCTAATGTTCCACAAAATTCTGTAACATTTGATGGTGGAGCAACTATTGAACCAGTAGGTGACTCTAGAGAACTTCCAACTATTGTGACTCTTATTAAGAATAAGTTAAGAGCACGTGGTTTGAATATGTCTCATGAACTTGAAGGTGAGGTTATTAATGAAAAAAAGTCTGACACCTTAGCAACCGAAGCTAAGGTTGATACTGTTAAAGGTTTAGATGATGAAGGAAAAGAGGATGCAAGGAACTATCGTAAGTATGGTACTAAGCATAGTCAGTTTGCCCAGGCTGTTAGAAGAAGATCTGAGCATCGTGCTCTTCGGGGTGACAAAAAGATAAAAGGTCAGAAACCTGCACCTAAAGGTGCTTATGGTGAAGGATACCAAGGAACTGCTGATCTTAGTAAGGCAGATCCTGCAGCAAAGAAAAAAGTAGAAGACCGTATTGCAAAACACGTTGGAACAAAGAGAGTTCCTGGTGGTAAGATGGGTGTAAAAGAAGAAAAGGATCAGGCATTTGCTAATGTAGTTGCTAGATTAAAAGCAAAGCATGGTGATGGGGTTCTTGCTAGTAAGAAGGATTTTGAAGATCACAAAAAACGTGAAGCAGCAAAACCTAAACCCAAAGCAAAACCACAGAAACCTTTAACTTCTAAGGAAAAGGCACAGAGAGAAGTTGATGCTCGGTATGGTAGGACTGCTTGGAATAAGAAAGGGAGTTTAGGAACTTAATCATGCCAGCTGTATCTAAGAAGCAACAAAGATTTTTTGGTATGGTACGTGCTGCCCAGAAGGGTGAAGGTATTGCTTCACCTGAAGTAGCAAAAGTTGCTGATGATATTAGTGTGAAGGATGCTAAGAAATTTGCTAAGACAAAACATAAAGGACTTCCTGAAAAGAAAAAGGTGAAAGAAGAAACTACTGAAATCCATGATTCTGATGGTAATCTTTATGCAACTGTGATTGATATTATTAAACCAACAACAATGAATGTTCCAGAACCATCTGTTAGATGGAAAGAATTAACAGAGAATAAAGAATCTGTAAAGGAGCAAGTATCATTTAAGGGTTGGAAAGAGAAAGCAGGGGCTGCTATGAAAAGAGTAGCTAAGAAAAAAAATGCTCCTAAGCATGACTATGGTAAAGATGCTGGTGCAGAAGCGGCAAAGAGATTAAGAAAGAGGGATCATGCAAAAGTTAATTTCTTAGATCCTGACGATTAACCTGCTATATAAATTAGTTATAATTCAATAAGATGACTGATTTAGGATTGGATGCTTCACAGGAGACACGTATCACTGTGATGCAGTTAAAGATAGAGCGTCTTGAGGAAAAGCAACAAGATTTGCGAGAACGACTTAAGGTTGTTGAGAAGTGGGTTATCGGTGCGGCTGCTGTTTTGGCTGCAGCTACTACTGTTATAGGATTTGCTACTAACATCTCTAAAGCTTATTTGTAAGTAGAGGTTGTTTAATTTTATAAATATCTTTAGAAAAAGAAATTTTGCGGGTAAAAAAACATGGCTCTTTGGGGTAACGATGATAATCTCGTCTCAAGTGGGACCGTAGCTCTTAATTACAGCACTAAAACTGTAACTGGTACTGGAACGACTTTTGGGACAGTTGGGTTTGGTGTAACAGGTGATGTAATTCGATTTGGTACAAGAGGAAGTGGGGGAGTATATTTTGGTGATGCTATTATTGTGTCTACCTCAAGCACTACTTCATGTGTGATTGATTCCACTGATGGATTAAATGGAGATGCAATTAGTGGTGCACAATACTACTTAAGTGAATTGCCTAAACAGACAACGGAAGATCACGTCTGGAGTGGTAAGCATATTGGTGCACCGACATATAAAAATCATCTAAGTTTAAAAGCACTAGAAGCTGTTGGTGTTTCATCATTAAACATTGGGGTTACAGCAATTAAATCTGGAATTGATTTAGCAGAAGGGGATCATTATTTGGATTCTCCTAATGCAACGACTGGTACTGGAATTGAAATCATCGGTCTTGGAACAGCAAATGCTACCGTAACATCTGCTTCTCCTGTTGGATTTAGTACAATTTTTGCAGTTGCACCTCCAGGAGTTGCGGTTGGTGATGATATTACAGTAGCTGTTGGTGGAGTAAGTGCTCAACAACAATTAGTTGCCATTGCTTCTACACAAGTTTCAATTGCTGGTACAGTTTCTAGTATAGTTGCAAAAGATTCTGCAGTAACGTTTACTAGTACTAATGTAATCAGCCTAGCATCGACAATAGCTAATGCTATTAGTGAAGGTGATAATCTATACTTCCAGAGAAGATCTGGTGGTTATGATAAACTGGTTTATGGTATTTCTGCAACAACTTCTCAATCTCATGATGAACTTTCTACTGGGTATAGAACTCAAGGTGGTGGATGGGTTGGTGTTACAACCTACATAGATATGCATGGCAACCTAAGAGTTAAGCATGAAACTTTAGTTGCAATGTCTGGTATTCAAACTGGTGATAACGGTATTGCATATCCTACTCCTGTGTAAAATTGTATGACTTAATATGAGATTTGATGAGTTGAATGAGAGCAACTATATGCTCTTTGCTATAAAATTCTACGACAATCCACAGTCAGTAACTAAGGAAGATTTTGAGGATGATTTAAAGCGAATTAAGTATATAAAGAGACTTTTAAAACGGTATAAAAATACTGGTGAATTGAAAATACATCTTATATTAAATCATCTAACGGTTTTGTTTAATGTATTTGGTGAAGCAGCAGTTCCTCTTTTATTTTATAATTTGGAACAAGATCTTTGGCCTTATGTTAAAAGTTTTCTTTTATTCTTAAATAGATTACCTGATTATCCAAAGACTGCTATTAATGATATAGAAGAAGATTCTTCTTGTTTAGAGCAATTAAAAGCAATCTAATGGATAGTCAACTAGAAAAAATTATTTCTAGAGTTCGCAACTTAAAAGAAGCTGCACCTACTAATGCTACTGGTTCTTCGATTGCTAATTATGATAAATTTCTTTTTCCTGTTGACGATGATTTAATAACACAAGATTATCAAACTCCTGCAGAACCTGGGTTGGCCAGGGATGAATTTTTAGGAGTTTATCCTGTTATGAAATTGCAATTAGATAAAAGTAGTGATGGACCTTCAATTGATTCTATGGTAGATGCATCTAAGGAGTTTGTAAATCGTATGGATAATAAAAATAATTCTCCTACAGAGAGCATAGTTGATATTATTCGTAGCCTTAGGAACATTAAGGAAGAAGCACCTGTTAATAATGTAGGTGGTGGTGCAATTGCTGGAACTGCTCCTGCAGGTGATGATCCTCCAGTAAGAAAGAAGAAGAAAAAGACTCTTCCTACAATTCTTGCTAGAGGTAAAATGAAAGGATCCAGAACAAGATGGAAGACATAAACACTAAAATTTTAGAAAGGATTGAGAGAGTAGTAGATACATTACAAGATAATTCTGTTAAGATGGGGCAGTTGCTTGCGGTCCATGATGAGAAATTAGACAAGCAGGATAGAATAGATGCTGTACTCTTTGAGAAGATAGAGAGTGTACATCGAGAGGTAAATCGTCGTGCTCAGGAGATTAAGGATGGATGCGAAAGAGACATCAGAAAAGTCGATGACCGTCTTAGAGTCATGGAAAAGAAAATGTGGACTATTTTTGGTGCTCTGTCTGTTATATCTTTCATCGTTAGTCCAGTCGGACAAAGAGTAGTTGGTGCAGTATTGACGCCAAACGCAGAAGCAAGTATAATATCCCAAGAGATTACTCTTGTGGATGGATCTAATTGATTCCAAATATATCGGATTAGTCTCATCTAGGCTACCAAAATTTAAACGTGTAAAGGCGAATTTATATAATTTTCGTTGTCCTATCTGTGGGGATTCCCAGAAGCATAAAAATAAGGCGCGAGGGTATTTTTATCAGGTTAAGATGAATACCAATTTCAAGTGCCATAATTGTGGTGCATCGATGTCCCTTAATAATTTTTTAAAGCAGATAGATCCTGCCCTCCATAAACAATTTACTATGGAGAAGTTTAAGGATGGACATGCTGGAGGTAAGAATTTTGTAGTAGAAGATCCTAAACTTGAATTTAATAAACCTGTTTTCAAGAAAAGTTTGGATCTTCCTAGAGCATCAGAAGTTCCTATTGCTAAGGAATATCTTGAAAAGAGGATGATAGATCCTACACAATTTTATTTTACCAATAGGTTTAAAGAGTGGGTAAATACTAAAAAACAAACGTTCGACACCATAGGTAGGGATGAGAGTAGAATCATTATTCCCATGTATGATACAGAACGTAATTTAATAGGATTTCAGGGCAGAAGTATAGGTCCGAATTTTGTTAAATATATCACAGTCATGTTACACGAAGAGGCACCGAAAGTTTATGGAAT